GATCGGCACGCCGGGGATCGGTGACTGCGGACGCAGCGACCGCAGTGCCGTCCGGTCGAGCTTCGTCGACGCTACCGACACCGGGGCATAAGTGGCATTCAGGTCAGCTTCGGACAGGCGACCGTCGAGCTCTTCGTGAGCCTCCGCAATGCCCCGCTCCCAACGCATAATATCCGCCGCATATACCGGGGTCGACCCCGGAGGCGGCAGCGGCGAGGGTGTGTCCACCCAATCAGTTCGCTCATCGAATGGCATGGCAGCTTCCTCTCACGATGTCCTCCTCGCAGCCCTGCATGACCCTCCCCCGGAGGACCTATATCAGGGGATGGCCCCGCTGCCGGGCAGGAACGACCCACCCGGCAGCAAGGGACCTAAGGGGTGAGCACGCACGCAGCCTGCGGAGGAGCAACGTCCGCCGCGGGCTCGGAGGCCGGACCACCAAAGTAGTAGTCCGGAGCCTCGAACACACCCGCAATGTCCAGCGGGCAGCATTCCTCACCCGGAGTCGGCTCCGGCGGCGCGATCGGCGTGCGCTGAATAACCAGATGCTGCTCATCGGTGACCGGGGCGAGCAAACGACCGGGCGTATTCGCAGCATCGATGGCGACCACGTTCCACGGGCCACGACCCCACTGCGGACCGGCGAACGTGATGCCGGTGAGCGTGAAGTTCGCGACCGACGCCGCGATCTCGATGTCACCGAGGGTGAACTCGGTACCGAACGTGAGGAAGTAACCGTAGGACTTACCGGTGCCGGCACCGGAGAAGATCGAGTCGTCCTCGGGCGTCGGGCAGTCGTTCCCGGCCTTGCCACCGGCCCAGACTTCGAGGGCCACACCGTAGTCGGACTCGACCTTGCGCTGGTCACGCAGACCGACGGCGTTGCCGTCCCAGTCGAGTTCCTGCTCCCAGCCGTTGAACAGCGAGATCAGGCAGGTGTTCACCTGGCACAGCGTCAGCGTGAGGTTGTAGTACTTCCGCTCGGGCGGGGTGCGCTCGGCGACGCAGACGCGGCCTTCCGCGTTGCGCTGCTCCAGCTCCTCCGCCTCCTGCATCACGGGCGAGATTGCGAGGGACACCCAGCCTTCCGTCACCGCATAGTTCGCGTTGCCGGACACCGGGAGACCACACGAGTTGACCTTCGTCGCCCTCAGGCGTGTGCCTTTGACGACCGGAAACACTGCCACGACGGGCTCCTTCAGGTACGTGGGACAGAAACGGTGAGGCCGTCGGTCGACACAGTAGCGACGAGGCGTGCACGTCAGAGGGCGGTGGAATCCGGTCCGTCGTCTGCGTCAGCGTGCTGAATGCGCCGCAGCACCAGCAGCCGATGCAGCAGCGTCAGCACCAGCGCGAGGATCACCATCGAGCGGACCTCGGACCGACCCGGGTAGTCGCCGAACCACCACACCGATGCGAGCTGTGTACCGATCAGCGCAATCGACATGGTCGTCGCCATCACGGACCGGCCGGCCTGCGTTGATCGCCACGGTGAGCGCAGCGCGTACGTGACGACGAACGTCCACGCCAAGACGGTCATGGTGAAGATCAAGATCTTCGCCTCTGTCTCCGCAGGGAAGATCAGGATGACGAGCCCACCGAGTGCGGCAGCGACAGCGAGCGCCGCGTTGATCATGCGTGTCTCCTCTTGCCCATGGCGTTCTCGATTGCCTCGCCGAAGTGGTTACGCCGGATGACTGCCTCGGCTCGGTCGACGAGAGGATCGACCACTTCCCTGCCGTGACGGCGTGTCTCTTCCAGTTCCCGGGCCGCTTCGGCGCGTTCGATCCTGGCTTGCTTGACCCGTCCCGCCCACCCCCACATCACCTGTCACCCGCCTGAGTTGTGTCTGCCTCGAGCACGGTTTCGTGGATCGACTCCGCCACGCGCACACCCGTGGATGTGCCGGTGATGAGCCGGTCGATATGCCGGGCCTGCTCGCGATTGGTTTCGCGCAGATCCCGTATGACGTCGTCCTTGATCTTCAGAACGGAGGTGTAGAGCCACCTCGGGACGAGGCCGCCGATGATGATCAGCACGATCAGCAGGCCAAGGATCGTGGTCGGCTGGGACAGGTGTTGTGCGGTGATCCCGAACATCGGCTACTGCCTGGACTACTGCTGTACCGGAGTAGACGGCAGGTTCGGCGGGTCGGTCAGCGCTGCGTCCGCCTCCGTGTCCGTGTCCACCTCACTGGTGTCCGCCTTCCCCACATCGTCGGGCCTCTCCGTGGCCTTCCTTGGCGCCGCTTTCTTCGCCGCCATCTTCTTCACGGCAGGCTTCCGCTGATCGAGCAGACCCGCCCTGCGAGCGTCCTGCTCCAACACGACATACGCGCGGCGCCGCCCAGACGTGTCGGTGCGGATCTGTGAGGGCTCGTCGACGGCAGCGAGCAGCGCGGTCAGCACCCGGCCGCGCTCGGCGGGTTCGGGGGTGACGGTCGCGAAGCCGTCCTCGACGATGACTTCCACTCCGGCAGGCATGACAGTCCCTTCTACGGGGTCGGGGTGACGTCGACCGAGGCGACCAGGCACTCGTAGCCGACGACGACGGCGCGTTCGGCGATGGCAGCCTTGATGTTGTGCCGCTCGTCGAGCGTGGAACGCGTGGTGTATGCATCACGCCAGACGGTCACCGGACCGGTCGCGACGATCTTGGTGCCGAGGGTGTCGTCGTATCCCCCGCCGAACACCCACGTGTGACCGAGCGGGGTGCGCAGGACCGGAGATCCGGAGGACCGGACGATCAGGTTGGCCTGCGCGGCGTACGCAGCGAAGCGGGTCGAGGCGTGGATCGTGCCGTAGAACCCGGCGGAGGCGGCGAGTTCTGTCTCCAGCTCGGCCACCGCGGCCACCAGGTCGGCGACGGCGGTTGGGGTGGTGGTGTCGGCGTCGAGTCGCGCCCCGAAGTGCGCCTCGGCGAGGGCCTGCTCGTGCAGCCGGGCGTTCTGTAGTGCGCGGGCCTCGTACTCGGTGAAGTCCTCCAGCGGGCCGCACTCGTCGTAGCCCCACACGACCAGGGCGTCGAACGGGTCTCCGGCGACGGGGCGGTCACCGGACTTGAGTGTGCCGGGCTCGGGGTCCTTACAGGGATCGGCGTCCCAGGTGCCCCAGCCGGTCGCACAGTTGCGCGGCCGGATTTCGACCCCGTGCAGGATCCGGGACGGGCCCGTGGAGTCGATCAGGTTCGCCGCCGAGAACAGCCCGACCCCGATGGGGTTGACCGGAGGCGCGTCGTAGTCGACGGGGAGAAGGGTGGTCGGTGCAGTCACAGCTGGCTCCTGGTGAGGTTCGGGTGGTTCCCGGAACGGGTGCGGGACGGCCTCACGTGCCGCACCCGTTCCGAGTCACAACCCCGGACGCCCCGAGGGGACGTCCCGGGGTAGTCCGATTAGGGCGTGACTTCCGGGGTGTTGCACGCAACCGTCTGACGTGCCCCGATAGCCCCGGACGGGCAGATCGGGATGGTCACGTTCAGTGACTGGTTGCAGCGCTTACCGACGGCGATCGCGTCCTCGATGAAGAAGCGCGTGTACCGGTTCACCTGGAGCTGTTCCTTCGGGTACATCACGCCCAGCTCGATCACGTTCGACAGCGACCGGAACCAGGTGCCTGCCGGGTAGAGCAGGACGTCGACGGTGCCGGGATAGACGACTGTCTGCAGGTTGCCCGGCAGGCCGGCGCCGCGGGTCTGCCAGTCACCGACGAACTGGAGGGCGATGTTACGGGCCGCCAGCCAGCTGTTGATCTGCGTGTCGGTGACAGCCTTGGTGTCCGTGCCCTGCTGGTTTGCCAGGTCGGCGCGGATGACCTCGTGCAACCACGACGGCGCGACACCTTCGATGGTGGCGGTACGGCCCAGGCCACGATCGAGACGCAAGTTCGTCGCCATCAGCGCGAGGCTGTTGAGAATCGACGATCCGGCAGCGATCTGCGCATCGACGGGGATGGTCAGCGGCGTGGACCCGGTGACCATGTCGGTGACCGTGCGCTTGGACAGGGCCCGGAAGTGCTCCTGAGTGAGCGAGCGCATGAACCACTCGATCAGCTCCGGCCAGCCCTGGTTCTGCAGGATTCCGGCTTCGACGCAGTAGCCGACTGCGTTGAGGCGCAGTTCCTCGAACTCGTCGGGGCACGGGACCTCGACGCATTCCTTGATGGCGGTGGGGTTGCCGTCGACGTCGACTGCTTCGAGCTGCGGTTCGGTGAAGAAGAACTGGAACGAGTCGAAGATCGCGGACAGGTCCGGTTCGACGGGCCAGCGCACACCACCTCGGCGGATGGCGATTTCCGGCAGGGACACCAGATCGGTGGCTTGGGGGACCTCGCAGAAGTCGTAGAGCTGCTCGGACGGCGCGCACCAGCCGCCGGCTGCGGTCAGTGATCCGCCGGGCAGTGTCTTCTCGTTGGTGGCCTTCTCGATCGCGGCAACGAGTTCGTGGCTGGTTTCCACGAGCGGCATGTCGCGGTCGAGGCGGCCGAGGGTCTGGCCGGTGAATCCGCCGCGGACGGGTCGGCCTGCGCGTACCCGGCTGCCGGGACGGACCGATTCGACGGCTTCGGCGAGATCGGCGAAGCCGACCTTTCCGGGCTTGAAGCCGAACACGTTGGAGTCCATGCGCCAGCCGATGTCCGGCTTCTTCGGCGCGGGGATCTTGGTCTTGCGACCGTTGCCGGCGCCGGAGAAGTTGGTGCGGCGGCGGCCGGATGCGGCGACGGATTCGGCGGCCTCGGCTGCGGTCGTTTCGGCTTCGGTGACGACGGCGTCGACGTCGTCCTGCGACACTTCGTCGGCACCCTCGACGTTCTCGCCGGTGTTGTCTCCAGTCTCGTCGGTCTCGCCGTCGTCGCTGTCTTCGTCGCTCTCGGCGGATTGCCCGGAGACCTGCGAGATGAGGTCGTTGACCTCGGCGCGGCGCTCGGCCTCGGCCTGCTCCGCCTCCTGGGTGGCGGTGTCGATGGTGGAGATGTCCCGTGCGAGGGAGCGCAGCTGCTCGAGCTGCTCTTCGGTCAGGTCCTCGCCGCTGTTGACGATCTCGCGCAGTTCGTTGAACGACGCCTCTGCCTGGGCGCGAAGCTCCGCCAGACCTGCGAGGTCGGTTGGCATCTCCTCGGGCAGTTCGAACGGGTCCATGGGGACTCCTCGTCTCGTTTCCTGTATCAGTCGTGACGTTGGAGGTCCCCGGCCCACAGCCAGAACAGGACTCCTGTTGTCTGGTTCGGGAGAGTAGAGACGGACCGTGCAAAACGGCCCGACACCGAGAGGGTGCCGAGGCCGTTCGCTGCTGCAGCGGGGTCAGGAGGTTGGTGTGTCGGCGACGCGGACGATGGTGCCGCCACCCGCGCGCCGGACTTCCCGCTTCGCTTCGAGCGGGGTGAGGTAGGTGGCTTCCTCACCGGACGGCAAAGTCACCTTGTATGTGTACGACGTCGCCGTGCTGCTGCCGGCGAGTGTCGATCCGGCTCGACGTCCGCAACCGCATCCCATGTCAGACTCCTGCCTTCTCGATGATCGCGCGTGCTTCGCGGCGACGTTCTGCTGCTGCGAGCACCGCGCGGGCCTGCTCGTTGCGGCGGTCCTGGGCCCGCATCTCGCGGACCACTTCCTGCGCCAAACGCTTCGGGTCCACTCGCCCGCTGCGCTTGGACTCGGCGCGGGGCCCGAGCGAGGCGACGAGGGTGCGGGGGCGGTCGTTCTCGTCGGATGCTCCGGCGACCAGGACGGGGAATCCGGGTGTGTTCACCGCGAGCGCGGCGACCAGCTCGAGGTTGCCGCCGATGGTGCGCCAGTCCCCGGACAGCGGTGCGGACAGGCCGGCCCGGATCTGCTCCTCGGTGGCGGTGGGGTGCGGTATGCCGGAGAACCAGATGCCGTGCTCGTCCTCCCCCACCCGCACGAGGGCGAAGCACGTGCCGGTGTTGTCGTAGTGCTCCGCTGCTGGCCGGGCGCCGAGGCGCGGGCCGGCGTGCCCGGTGCCCACGGTCAGGCGACCCACCGGTAGCCGGCCGTCGGTGGTGAGCACTGGAGGGGATGTGTGGAAGTGCGCGTAGTCCGTCTTTGATCGGGGCGCGACGACGCACTGATCGGTGATCCCGACGTGGCACTGCCCGAAGCAGGCGAGGTGCCCGTAGATCCGGCCGGTCTTCGCGTCATAGGTGACCGGGGTTGGTCCGTCGAGCTGGGGGTCGGCGAACAGCGTGGCGTCGTAGGTTTCGTCGATCGGGCGTGCAGCGGCGGCGACCAGGGAGGCCACGACCGCGATGTCCTTGGATACTCGTTCGGCGTCGAGCTGCATTGTGGTTTGCCCGAATGCGGGGGTCGCTACGAGGGTGACACCGAGGAGCTTCGCCGAGGTGATGGTCTCGTAGACCTTGAGTTCCTCACCTGAGTCGTAGGCGTCCTCCCACATCTCTTCGGTGATCTCGTCACCGGCCTCGTTCGTGTAGGTCCATTCGGCGTCGCCGAGGTCCACTGAGGGTCCGGTGACCTTGTGTGCGAGTTGATCGGCTGCTTCGTCGGCCTCGTCGGTGTTGAGCAGGTACCCGGACGCGAGTATCTGCGATCCGTCGACGCGGGCGGACTCCATGACCCCGACTGTGTATGCGTCGAAGTGCCCGCCGGATGACTGCTTGGTCCACATCACCGGCAGGGGGAACTCGCGGAACCGGAAGTCCATGTCCGCGGCGAGGATGCGGCGGTCGTCGGTCGGGGTGCCGAGCACGGCGATCACCGCGTCGGTGAACGTCCGGAAGGTTACTGCCGTGTCCTCTGTGGTCTCGTCGTCTGCCATGTCGTCCTCCGTGTTGATGGATGCCACCCGACCGAGTCCGGCAGGGTCCTCACGTGCCCGGATGTTTCCTTCCTCGGCGCGTCGTTCGATCTCGTCCTGTTGTGAGCCGGCGCGGTTGATCACCGTGGAGTTCCCGGGTCCACGTTCGGTGTGCCGGTCCTGCTCGGTCGGCAGGGGTTCGTCGACGGCGAGTACCGCGACCCGGCACCTGCAGTTGGCGACCTCTTCCACCGGGCCTCGCGGGTCGCCGGGGAAGCGGAGCTGTGCGCGGCCGATGCTGAAGGTGCTTCCCAGTGGGACTCGTTGACCGTCGGCGGCCCAATGCGACCGGCGTGTCTTCGAGTCGAGGGTGCAGATCCACGTCTGCTCGAGTTCCTCACCGAGCACCTCGTTGCGCAGCGCAGCGGCTTCGATGGTGGCGTGCGACATCGCGCCCGCTGACTCTGTCCGGGCCACGGTCATTGCCCGGCCTGTCCAGTCTCCCGTCGTCGGGGACAGGAACTGCTGGACCCTCCTGCGTTGCGCGTCCGGTCCCTCGCCGGCGGTGATCGCCTGGTCGAGTTGGACTGTGATGTCGCGGAACACCGCCTCTGGGGTGTTCACCATTCGGTTGCGGACCTGCGCGAGATACTCCGCCTGGATGGTACGAACCGACGGGAGCGACGCGAGTCTGCGGTCGAGCGCTGTGATCTCGGATGTCGGTACCCCGAGTGAGGACGCCACGATCTTGCGGGCCTGGCGCGCGAGCGCTGTGTTCGACAGTTCGTCGTCGGGGTCGGTGGTCTCCAAGGATGCGGCTGCGGCGCCGGCACCGGAGAGCACCGCGAGTAGTTCGTGGCCGTAGACCAGGCCGATGCCGTACAGGATCGCCTGGTCGAGGGCCAGCTCCCACCATCCGGCGGTTGCGGGGACCTGGTCCGGGTCTGGGGGAAGCTCGACGGATGCGGTGAGCGAAGGGAGGACTGCGGCTTTCACGTGGGGTAGCCACGCTTCGAACGCAGCCATGGTCAACGCTTCGATGGCCCGTTCGGCGTCGAGCTGCGCGGAGAGGGCGCGGGCGAGGTTGTCGGGGTACATCAGCCAGCCACCTTGGTGAGTTCGTCGATGGCGTCGCGCTCCACCCATGAGGCGATGGTGCGGCGGGTGAACCCGAGTCGTTCGACCGCGCCCCAGGGGACCGAGGTGTCCCATCCTTCGATCAGCTTCGGCACTTCGGCGGCCGGGACGGCGGGCAGGTTGCGGTGTGCCAGGTGAATCGGGACGTCGCGGAACTGGGCCGCATTGGCTCGGTTGCGTCTGCGCTTGTTGGCGAGTTCGAGGGCCCGCGCAGTGAAGGTCTCGACGAACACCAGGACGGCTGCGCTTGTCACGGTGTCGGGTTCGTCGGTGGAGTCGGGTTGGGTGACGGGTTCGGACTCGGGCAGCGTCTCCGACTCCGGAGCGGTCCGGGTGGTGTCGGTGGGAGCGTCGATCGCGGGCTGTTGCGGTGGTGGGGTGATCTGGGTGGCTACGCCGCCGAGCAGCGGCGCCAGCGTGGGGATGAGTGACACGTCGGCGGCGGCCTTGTCGCGGGCAAGTTCCTGCCAGCCTTCGGCGGTGGTGAGGTCGTATCCGTCGGAGTCGTCGAACCCCGAGTACTTGCGCAGCGCCTTGGTGGTGAGTCCACCTCGGTCATGCGCGTCCTTCGCCTCGGCCTTCTTGTCCGGGTCCTGAGTGAGAGGTGTCGTGTCGTACCAGATGACGTATTGGTCCGGGTCGATGCCTTCCTTCTCCAACAGAGGCCGGAGGATGAACTGGGTGAGCGACGCGACGATGGTCTCAAGCACCGGGACGACGTGGACCTTCACGTCGTCTTCGGCGATGGCCCAGGCGGACCAGTGGTTGCTGTGGGAGCCGAGTCCGAGGAGGCGTTCGGGTGCGACGTCGAGGGACATGGCGAGCCGGCGGATCGCAGCCTCACGAGTCTTGAGGCTGGTTTCGGCGACCTGGGAGTCAAACGTGACGTGCTTGACCTTGTCGGTCCACTCCCCCGGCACCGACGCGATGATCGGCATGAACGCCGCCATCGACTCCTGATCCTTGTAGGCCGTGGTGCCGACTTGGTACAGCAAGTCCTGCAACTGCTGGGATGCGGAGGGTGCGGCGTACGGCACCCCGTAGTCGGGGCCCGGGGCGTCTCCTGTCATGGGGGTGGCGCCGGGCGCGCTCTGCTCGGGCAGTGACATTTCCTGCGGGACGAACACGATGCCGTTACCGACGAGCCTGGACTTGGCGGCGTTGTCGATCGACTTGGTGGTGCGGACGATCTCAAGGAGGGCGTCCTCGGCGGCCCGGACCGGGGAGTCGGCTTCCGATGCTTTGCGGGGGTGGGGGTTCCACACCCGGAACAGCAGGTCCCGTTCCTCGTCGAACAGGTGCTTGGAGTCGTCTTCGAGGGTGAACTCAAGACCGTCCGATCCGGAGGCTTTGATTTCGTCGCGGGACAGCACGATCCATTCCTGGAACTCGCCCTGCTGCTGGTCCTCGAGCGAGAGAGGCGATCCGTCGGAGTAGGTGTCGTGGGATTCACTGTCACGGACGATCATCGCGACGAACCCTTCACCGGGGACGGTGAGTCCTGTGGTGAGTCGCTTGAGGATCTGAGACTGCCCGGTGACACCGCCGGCGATGTCGCGGACGATCTTCCGGACGGTGGCGTTCTCGGTGTAGCCGGTGGGCCGGCCGGTGTCGGGGTCGAGGTCGGAGCCGATCAGTTGGCATCGGGCGACGGACGCGGAGCGCCAGCCGACGTAGTAGCGCAGTTCGCCGACCTTGTCGAGGAACTCCCAGGCTTGTTCTTGCCAGTTGGAGCCTGAGGATCCCATCGATGATTTGAAGGTTTTCGAGGGGTCGGTGATCTTCTGACCGGCAGCGGTCAGCGTTCCCCGGTGTCGGGGGGTGCGTCGGATCTTGACTCTGCGGGCCACGACCAGAAGGTAGAGGCGAAGGGTGCAGGGTCAGACCGCGTCGCAAAGCACGCGTTGCGGCCGAGCAGGCTATCCACTCAGCGGTTCGGTCTCCCATTGGTCCGGCGTGATCTGCTCAGGCATCGAGCCGACCATCGCCATCCACCACTCAACGGTCTTGCCGCGAATCGCGATCTGCTCCTCGGGCGGCAGGTTGTGAATGCAATCGCGGTGATGCAGGTGCCGGCCACCCTGTGCGGCGCGCTTGCGAAGGGCCGCTCCCATCAACTTCTGGATGTCCTCAGTATCCATGGGGCTACTCGTCTTCGATTTCTATTTCGAGGTCGTCGCCGTCGAGCTGCGCAGCCAGGCCGGTCAGGTGCGAGGCGGCGAGTCCGAGGAGCGGCCACAGCCACAGTGGGAGTTCGAGGGCCCACAGGACGAACGGGGCGGAGATGCCGGCGATCCAGATGGACACGCACCAGGGGCAGGAGATGAAGTACGCGAGCGTCGACTCAGGGCCGAAGCGGCGGAGTAGCCAGATGCGGGGGGTGTCGAGGATGGTGTCGGCGTTGATGAGGCGGGTGGCTCGCATGACGGCGAGGACGTAGAGGAGGAGTACGAGGAGTGTGAGACCGTCCATGGCGCGCAACGGTAAAGACGCACCGTGCAGGGGCTATCCGATTTTGCGGGTGAGCCAGTTCGGGGCCGGCGCGGTGGTGGCCGGGCGGGTGGGGTTGCCGAGACTCGAGGTACGCCCACCGCGGGCGATCAGTCGGTCGTGGGCGATGATCGCGGCGGCGACTCGGTCGGGTTGATGTTGTCCTTGCTGCCACGTGACGGCCTGCTCGACCAGCGTGGTCATTTCGGATGTGACGGTCCTGCAGGTGCCGACCTCCACCGCCTGACGCAACAGGGCAGACCGTGCCACCGCGTCCCCCTTGCCCCGCCACGGGTACACCTTGAGGTCGTGGGTGCGGCGGATGGCTGCGGCGGACTCACGGTCTGCCCCGTCAAACCCGGCGCGGAGTTTGTCTCGGTATGCCTTGATGGCCCGTTTGACGACGTTCACGTAGGTGGTGCCGGCGGTGTAGGTTTCGACGGCGATCTCGCTGGCGTGGGTTTCCATCGCGAGTCTCACGGCGGCCTGCCCCCACTGCTCGGAGGTCATCTGCTCGGACCGGTCGTGAGTCAGGGCGACTGTGCCGTCGGGGAGGAGGGCTGCGGCGATGATGCCGGCCTCGTCGCCTTCCCCGGTTTCGGCGGGGTCGACGGCGACGATGCGCATGGTGGAGCGGTCCGGCTGCTTCTCGAGCTTGTGGGTGTCGAACCATGTGCGGGTGAACAGGCCGCCTTCGGCTGGTGTGGGGGTGCCTTGGTAGAGGGCGTACCAGACACGCTCCCCTACCTGGCGGCGTCGGGTGGCGAACTGTGCTGGGGTGCGGCCTCGTGCGGAGGTCATGGCGACACCTGGGGGCCGGTCGAGTTCGTCGGGGATACCGGCTTCGGAGACGGCGGGGATGTTGATGTGCCGCCACGTGCGTTGGTGGGGTGGGAGTTCCTGCTCGGCGGCGAGGATTTCGCCGGAGAGGTCTTCGGCGTGCCAGCGGGTTTGGATGAGGATGATCGACGCGTCCGGGGAGAGTCGGGTGAGCGCGACGGATTTGAACCACTCCGAGACTTTGCGGCGGTGTGCGACGCTGTCGGCTTCCTGCATGTTCTTGTAGGGGTCGTCGACGATGAGGAGGTCGGCGGCGCGGCCGGTGATGGATGAGCCGAGGCCGACGGCTTTGTATCCGCCTTTGCCTCCGGCGACCTGCCAGGACGACACGGATGTGGACGTGCGGGAGAGTTGCAGGCCGAGTTTGTCTTCGACGGGTTGTCCGGTGATGGCGTCGACGGCGCCGGTGCCGGCGGTTTCGATCCAGCCGCGGGCGGCGCGGGAGTGGTCTTCGGCGAGGGCGTCACCGTAGGCGGCGACGATGATGCGGGTGTCTGGGTTGAGCTGCAGGGCGCGGAGTGGCGCCCAGATGGCGCACAGGGAGCTCTTGCCTTCTTGCGGGGGCATCGTCACGAGAAGGTTGCGTTGCGGCTCGCGGATGACACGCTCCACGGTCCGGGAGATGACGTCGACTGCAGGAGTGATCACGAAGTTCGAGTCGACGGCGGCTGCCAGCTCCGCAGGGTGTTGGTATCGGGATTGGATGACGTGGCGGGTGTGCTGCGCCCGGAGCCACAGCATCAGTGCATCTTTGCGTTCGGCTGGCCAGCCGCGGGTGTGTTCGTGGAGTTTCTCGACGGGGTCCTCGTCCATCGTTACCCGGCCTTGTCCTCGCATTGGCAGGTGGGTGTGTGGAGGTTGCCGTGCTTGCCGTTCGGTCCGAGCGGTCGCTGTCGGTCGATGTCGTCGATCAGTCGCTGCAAATGCGGGATGTGCTGAGGCCAGTTGAGGGGTCGGTTCGGGAAGTTCCCGATCGCCGCCTGAGCGACGCACAATGCTTCGCGAACTGTCTTCAGGTGGTCGGTGGTGTGCAGGGTGGTGGTCTCGAAGCCGGGCAGCAGGGCCCGTAGCCGGGTGTTCTCGGCGCGGAGCTCGTCGATCTCGTGGACGGTGCGGGCAATACTCGTTTCGAGTCGTTCGATGTGGCCGGCGGGTGTTGGGGTGGTGCGGGGCTCTTCACCGAGGTACATCGCAACAGGCCCTTTCACTGAATGGACGGGGTGTTTTCGTTCATGCGTCCTGCCTCTCCGCTCGGCGTGCCTGGGCGGCGAGCTGGTCGATCAGGTCATCGCGTTGCTTCTTGTACCGTTCCGCGGTCATCCGCAGATCCTCGAGCTCGTAGGCGTGTGCGCGTTTCGCTGTCTTCGCGTGGAGTCGGGCGGTCTCGACCTCGACGGCGATGGTTTGCGCATAGAGCGAGACTGCGGTCATCGGGTTCGCCCGGATCTGTTTGATCAACCTGAGTGAGCAGCGGAGCATGTGGGCGGTGTCTTCGGCGGTGACACCGCGGGCGGTGAGTCCGGCGACCACCCAGGATCGGTCTTCGCAGCTGAGGTTGCGGATGTGGAGTTGGCCGGCCTGGGCGGCAGTGATGAGGTTGTCGTCGGGCTGCCAGGCGTTTGTTCGGCAGTCTCCTCGGCGCGGGGATGCGGGACGGCCACGTGTCGGGCGAAGTCCACCGCCGTCCCGTTGTCGGCCGGTATCCGGGTTGTCGGTGTCGGACAGGGTTGGTTCCTCAGGCATCGTTGTCCTCCGCGTTGTCCGGGTGGCGGTGGAAGCCGTTGTCGAGGATGGCCTCGACGATGTCGGTGATGCTCGATCCGACGAGGTACCCGTGGGAGATCAGCGAGCGCAGCGTCTCCCGGTCCTTCTCGTGCTGGTCGTGCCACTGTCGGATCTCCATCAGGGAGTCGATCACGGGCTGCAGTTCCAGCAGTTCCGCCTTGTGGTCCGCGTCTGGGAGCTCCCAGCCACGGGTCTGGTTCCACACCACGACGTCGGCACAGGTGACGCACACCGCCACGGAACCGTCCGGCGGATAGGCGGGTGCGTCCTCCGGCGGGATGAACGCCGCATGACACACGGGGCAGGCCATGTCGAGTGTCACGTGAAGTACGTCCTTTCGGGGGTGTAGTGCGACCTCATGTGGAGGCCGGCGGCGGTCTCCTGCTCGGCCTGAGACACTTTGACGACCTGGTCTGGGGATCCGTCGAACCATTCGGTGATCAGCTGCCAGTCACAGCCCTCGATAGGGCAGGTCTTGTATGCCTTGACGCGCCTGTTCCCTACCGCACCCATGGGTTGCCCCCGTCCTGCTCGCCGTCCTGGTCTTCGGCCTCGGCGCTGTCCTCGTCGGGCGTGAACTCGGAGGGCACGGCCAGACCGATCTCCTTCATCAACTTGGCGGCGGTGGCAGCGAAGTCCTCGCCGCTGTGCGCCACGTCGACGCGGGTGGGGGCGTCCAGTCCGAGGAGCTTCGAGCGACGGTCGGAGATCCGGACGATCGCTGACACCGCCGACGCCACCGCCGACAAGTCCGCTCCCCTATCCACCGCCGTCTTCAACCGGTCGTATTGGATGCGGTGCGCCTCGTCCAGACGGTCCGCTTCGATCGCTCGGTACTCCTCCACCGCTTCGAACTCGGTCCGGTCGAGGAGTCGCTTCGCTGCCCGGTACGCCCCCGACGCATCCGCATAGCCGAGCTCGTCAGCGATCTCTGCCCACTGCTTCCCGTCCCGGCGCGCAGCCAGCGCCTGACGCGCCTTCTCCGACGCGTCCAAGTTCTGGGGGTCGGTGGGGCTGGTGCTACCCACGGGGGCCTCCTCGGTTGACGAGCTGTGGTTTGACAGCGGCGGCGAGACGTTTGGCCTTCGCGATGTCGTCGGCGAGCCCGTTGAACTTCGGGCGTAGCGCGTGCTCGATGTTCTCGATCTCCCGGCGTTGGGTCTGCGCTGCCTCACGGGTGGCGAGCACATCGACGACGGCGTCGGCGACCAGGCCGGGCTCGTGCCGGAACCAGATGCCCTCGTCGTTGCACCGCTGTGTGACCTCGTCGACGATTTCCTGCGCTCGGCGCAAGGCAGGCGACAGACCACCGGCACCAGACGTCCGGAGCTCGCGGACGTTCTGCTTGAGGCTTTCGATCTTCCGCTGGTCGTACTGCGCTTCGTATTGCAGCTTGGTGACCCGCTCCTCGGCACGGAAGGCGGTCCAACGGGCGAGCTTCGCCCACGCTGCCTCGGTACTGTGCGGGTTCAGCTCGGGCGCTGGCTTCAGGATTGTCATCGAGCGTGTGCGTCGGCCGGACGGCGGTGCCATGACGCCCCAGTGCGCGGGGATGTCGAGGCCGTCGATCAGTGCCGGGTCCGCGATGACGAGCCACCATTGCGTGCAGTACTTGGCCCAGTCGTCGTGCTTGATCGGCGTCGCCAGTTCGGCGAGGACGTCTGCGCGGGAGATTTTGATCTCGTGGCCGATGATCTTCTCCCCTGCTGTGCTCGACAGTGGGGCGACGATCAGGTCTGCCCGCCGGTCGGAGTGCGGTGCCTGGATCTCGGGAGCGAACAGCCAGCTCTTCGGTCGGTTGGGTGCGTTGTAGTGCTTGTCGAGCATGGCGAGCACGCTGCGGGCGTTGAGGGCGGTGGGCTGGCTCATGCTTGTGCTTCTTCGGTGGCGGTGGTGATTTCGAGCCAGAGTTCGCCGGCGGCGCCATGGACGGCGGGGTGGATGACGGGCATGGCTTTGGTCATCGGGTCGGTGCGGGCCGCTGGCATGGTGTGCTCCCTTCGTCGCCGGGATGGGGTCCGGCCGCACTCTGGGGGTGGGCGCGGCCGGTGGTTGGGTTAGTTGGTCGATTCGTCGTCGACGAGGAATCCGAATGGTCCGTGGTGGAGGGTTTCGGCGAGGAGCTGGGTATAGATCGGGGTGGGGTTCATGGGGTTCCTTCCGGTCGTGTCGGGCCTGTTGCACCAGGCGTAATGGCGAGCATAGCGCAGTGATGCATGGTGTTTACCGCACTTGTCATTTCGCTCACGTCAATGTCGGCTTTTCTCCGCTGACCAGGGCGACAAACTGCTCGACGGTCATCGTCACCCACTGCTGGGCAGGGTCGCCGACGCCGTGTCGCTTGTGGATCACGACCCCCGTGAGCGCGTCGTCGTTTCCGGCCTCGAGGGCGGCTTCTCGGGTCCAGCGGGGAAGGTCGAGACGCTGGCAGTTCTTCAGCTCAGCGACGAGTCGTTGACCGTGGATGCGCAGTCCGGTGATGTCGCCGCGGTCTCTGGCTCCGGTCTTGACGCGCCGGTCGATTCGGTCATCGCCAAGTGCCTGGGCGAGGTAGTCGGCAATGTGCCGTTCGAAGCGTGCGCCGGCGGATTTGGCGGATGCGCGGTTGCGGGGCATTAGGCGGTTTCCTTGAGTCGTGCGGGGCAGGGTATGCGGCGGGGTTGGCCGTTGATTGGGTTGGTGCAGGGTTCGTACGGTTCGGCTTTGCATTTTGGGCAGTCGCGGTTGACGGCGTCGTTGATCTGGTAGGCGCCGGGAACGGGTGGGCCGTCGGCGTTGATGGCGAGTCCGGCTTGGGCGACTTCGATGCCGTGTCGTTGGTCGTTGGCGAGCTGTCTGGCTTCGCGTTGTTCGTGGTCTTCGCGTTCGGCTCGGTCTTTGCGGATTTGGACGGCGAGTTGGTTGATGTGGCCGGGTAGGGCGCGGTCGGTGGAGGTCGCGTAGTGCACGCGCACTGCGTCGAGGGCGAGTTGCAGGTCGAGGTCGGGGCGCAGGGTGGTCCACCAGGCGGTGATGTCGGTTGCTCCGACTTTGCGCTGGTCGATGGAGGCGCAGGCGGTGAGGACGTCGATGACGTCGTTGCGGGTGAGGGTCATGGCAGTTCCAGTGGTCGGGGTGGTGGGATTGCTGGTTGTGATTTGAGGGCTTGGGCTTGGGCGACTCGTTGGTCGGTGGTGGAGGTTGCGGTTGTGGGGGTTCCGCGTGGTGGTTGGTTTCGGCTGCGGATGACTTCGGAGACGAGGCTGGGGAGGGTTCGTGGTCCGAGGGTGGCTTTGGTGAGCCAGAGGGTGAGTGCGGTGCGGATGTCGGTTTCGGTGCTGCCGGATTTGAGGAGGGTGCCGGCTTCGATGGCGAGGGCGGTGCGTGTGGCTTGGGGGTGTTCGAGGGGGATGACGTCGCGGACGAGTTTCCAGCCGTCGACGTCGACGGCTGGTCCTGTTGGCCGCGGTGTGTGGGTTTCGCGCGCGTTGCTTTGGTGAGATGAAGAAGGTACGTAAGTACCTTCTTTTTCTTCTCTACTCTCTTCTCCCCCCGTGACGTCACGTGACGTGTCACGTGACTGTCCGCGGACGTTTTTTCGTCTTCGGGCTTGACGCTCCCTGTCTTTCCTTCGGCGTTCCAGCAGCGCATCCCCGTTTTTCTGCCACTTGGACCACCCGGTGATGAGGTATCCGTCGTCGTCAATTTCTTCCCACAAACCGGCGCTCAAAAGCTCAGAGATTCGTCGAGAAATCGCAGAAATTCCGAAGTTTCGTAGTACTTTTCGCGGCACAAATCCGCGCGTTTCGGCGGCTCCCGAGTACGCGATCGACCGCAGGAATAGGACCTCGGCTTGGGGGCTGAGGTTCATTACTGCGGGGTCGAGGTAGTACGAGGTCGACAGCCAGACGCGCTCCATTTAGGCTGCTCTCCTTTCGATCCACTCGGGGGGAATGTGCCGGCCGCTCATGGGGCACGGGTTTCGGGCCGTGTCGTTGTGCCGCGGTACGTGTCCGGTCGTCTCAGAGACGCGGTGGACGTCGCGTCGGCAGACGGGGCAGCAGGCGGTCATGCCGGCCTTCTCAGCATTTGGTGCGCATCCACGAGTGCGCGCCGCGCTCGAGTGTCTTGGCTGTCCGGTGGCTGCCATCCCAGCTCGCGCAGGACCGCGATGGGTTCGCTGGCGAGGTCTTGGGCGTCCCACCGGGTAGGGATGCGTCGCGGCATGACGCGCAGGAGCATCCCGGCCAGCACGTCACGGGTGCTGGGCTGGGGTTGATGGCAGCACGCGCATCGGGCGGTCACAGCAGTCCCCTGCAGGCTCTGCACCAGTAGGCGCCGGGCGCGGCCGGAGCGCCACAGACCTTGCACGACCTGGCTGGTGGTGTGGGCGGCTTCTCGACGCGGGCAGCGGGCACGTTGTCGGTGACGTGATAGTCCTGGTTCACCACAGCGCCAGCTCCTCCGGTTCGGTCGGTGCCGGTGCGAGGAGCAGTGCGATGACACGCTGCTTCTCCTCGTCGTCGGCTGTGCGGGTGCGGCGGGCGTCGGCGCGGAGATCGGCTGGGAGCTGTCCGACCCAGTCGATGATCTGGCGCCAGGTGATGGTGACGGTGTGCTCCGGGTCGCGGATGCTGCGCTGTTTCGTGTAGTCGCCGTGGGTGGTCATGGCGATGCCCCACCGGTACGTGGACCGCCACAGGCCGGCGGCCCGCCACTGCTCATCGCTGGGTGTGCCGCCGCCGTGCATGTCGCCGATGTGGCCGCACCAGTAGCCGGGGTTGTCGGCGAGTCCGAGGACCTGCCAGTCGGCGAGTTCGGCGAGGAGCCGTAGTTGGTCGGGGGTCATGATGCGTACTCCCACGACCCGCTCGGCCCGTAGTCGCTCTCGTCGAGCTCCCACTCCTGTTCCGTCAGCGGGTTGCGCACGCGGTCGTGACCGCATCGGGTGCAACGGCGCAGGACCAACCGGTACGGCCAGTTCGGGATGACGACGCGGCCCTCGGTGGTGACGTGTTCGGCACGGACACCGCAGTGCCAGCACATGCCCGGCGGAAGTGGTTCGGAGGTGCCGTCCATGTTGACTTGGCACATGAACGGGTCTGCCGTGAACTCTCCCCACTCGACGGGGTGACCGTCCCACGCAACAGGGAGACGGCGGGCGGTGGCGTTCACTGGTCACCATCCAGGGCGGCGCGCAGCTGGTCCGTGCCGACGGACGCGGGGAATGGGGTGCCGCCGAACTGGACACCACGCGATGGCGACTGTTCGGCATCGTCGATGAGCTTCAGGACGCGATCGATGGTCGCCCGTGCGCGCTCGAGGTCTTCGAGCGAAGGACACGCCGGCTCGTTTGCAGGCGTCGATGTTCTCGCGTGCGGCCTTCTCTGCCTGTTGGCATCGCCGGTTGAGTCGAGCGTTTGTCGCGCGCGCTTGGGTGAGCGCAGCCTCGACAGCCTTAAGCGTAAACGCTCGGATTCACATTCGGCATCGTCGAGCGCGTCGAGCAGTGCGGGCAGGTTGTTCCGCGCCCACACGATCAAGGCGGCGTCAGCTGGCTTCACACTCCGCGCCACGTACTCGCTCCACTCGGCGTAGGCACCGTCATCGGGGTTGTAGAGACGGTGCCGGGCGTAGAGGTGCATCCAGTCCTCATCATTCTCGTTTCCGATCAGCCATTCATCAGGCGTCCCTTCCTCCCTGAGTGCGTCGAGTAGGCGCCGGCCTTCCGCGATCTGCTCGGATGTCATCTGGACTCCTCCGGGTCGTTGTCGAGATACAGATGCCACACCAGGCCGTTCGGGCAGACCACGGTGCCGATGTGGGTGGTGGACTCAGCGATGGGGTGGCCGGTCCCTTCGACGTGGATACGGGTCCACAGTCGCTGAGTGGGACTGCTGGTCTCGTACCAGATGTCGATGCGTTCGTTCGGCTGGATTCGGCACGGCGCGGTGTGCACGATCTTCGCGTCATCAGGGAGGGTGACGGTGTTGTAGTCGTCGATCGCGATGGTGCAGCGGAGGACGCGGCGGGTCATCGGGGCTCCTCCCCTGGTGCCACGGTCAGCGCGTGGCGCAGCCTCTCGCCGCGGTCGTCGGTCCACTGCTCGGCCAGCGCCAGTCCCTGCTCGACGAGAGCGGTCAGACGCATGACGTCGGCGCGGGTCGTAGCGAGGTCCTTGGCGCGCAGTTGCGATGTCTCCTCAGCGGCCAGGGCCCGGTCGCGCCAGCCCTTGGTGCGGAACTGTTCGGTGCCGAGTTGCCCGGCGAGGCGTTCGGCTTCGGCGGTGGCAGCGTCCGTGCGGGCGATGGCCTTGCGGAGGGCGTCACGTTCCGCGAGGACGGTGTCGATGTCGTCGCAGGCAGCGGCGATGCCGTAGCCGCCGGCCGCGGCGCGGGCCTTCTCGAGTCCGAGGCTCATGGGATGAGTCCCCTTCCGGTGGGGGTGAGGATGGTGATGATCAAGGCGCCGGCAGTGAGGAGACCGGCGGCGGTGAGACCGATCGCCTCAGCAGCGATGGCGAGGCGCTTCACTGCAGAGCCTCGGATACCGGGTATTCGGCGTAGACGTGCCACACCAGCTGGCTGTCGTGCGTGAACACCGTGCCGACGTGCGGGGCGTTGACCTGGCTGTGGGTGAACGGGTGGCCGGTGCCGTGCACGTGGAATCGGACGGTCATGTCCTCGTCGATGTCGGCGCACTCGTACCAGACCTCGAGACACTCGGTGGGTGCTCGCCGGCTGGGGGCGACAGCGATGGCTCGCAGGTAGCCGCGGAGTTGCTGCACCGTCTCGTCGGCGATGGGGATCTCGGTGCGGTGGACACGGGTTCGGATCATGGGAGGACCTCCACGGGGAGTTCGAGATCGGCAATGGCGCACCAGACGCCGGTGCTGGTGTTGATGAGGTGGCCGTTGACGGTGACGGCGAAGGTGCGGCCGGATTCTTCTCGGATGTGGGTTCCGGTGCGCAAGCGCCAGATGAGTCGGTCGTCGTGGATGGTGATTGGTGGCGGTGTCGTCACAGTCCACGCGTCGGCAGGGTCGGCGCCCGGATCGTTCCAGCCGCTCACTGCGCACCGCCGACGTAGCGCAGATACACCAGGTCTCCGGTCGAGCGGGCCTCGAACGCGCCTTTCGGACCGAACCCAGCTACGCCCTTGCGCACAGTGTTCGCGAAGCTGTAGGACTTGGCGAACGGGTCGGCGTCGGTCGAGCGGTACTCGATCCACCTTCCGGGGTTCTGCTTGGCGAACTCGATCAGCTGCTGCCGCTGCTCCGGGATGCGACGCCCCGTCCGCGCTACTGGCAGCTCGTCGACAATCCGAAACGCAGGGACCGATGTCCTGGCAGACCGCCGCTCTTCGCGTTGGCGGCGGCGTTCTTCCTGACGGTCAAGGTCATGAAGGGTGGTCATGCTGCACCGCCCAGCCCGCGGCCGGTCAGCTCACGCACGTACTCGTCGACGTCCGCGCGGTGCCACAGCAGCGGCGAATTCGCGCTCGGGCCCGTCTTGAATGCCTTCCGGAAGAACGGATGGCACTCCCGGTTCATCCGCCGCTTCTTGACGGTCGCCGGCCGCAACGCCAGCGCCTCGGCAACCTCGGCCATCGTCATGTATGCCGGATTCACGCTCTTTCTCATCGCGGCACCACCAATTCCGGGACGCCAGCCAACGAGACGGCAGGCTTGGCCGGGTACTCACCGATCACCACCGGCTCCGACTCGCGCGAATCGAAACCCGCCACCAACGCGGCACCTGCCAGCAAGCTGAGCAACGCAACCACTGTTCGCCTACGAGAAAACATGCGACAGAACTCCTTTCGGATATTCGAGAAAAGCGAGATCAGGCGGCGGACTGCAAAGGCCAGTCGCGATTGACGTCGTCAGCCGACTTGCCCTGCCGGAGCAGGTAATCGATGTACGAGTCCTGACGAGCCCTGTGCCAGCTCTGCTGCAGCTCCATCAACTCATCGGCCGTCACAGCCAACTCCGCGAAGCGGCGGCCCACCTTCCACGCCAGGCGCGCCGCGGCCAACGCATCGGAAGCTGCCTCGTGGGCGGCATCGAAACGCACCCCGTAGTGCGCGCAGACGTCCGCCAGCTTGCGGGAGCCGCGCCGGTACGGGTCCAGCGCGCGGTCGATCACGAACGGATCAACCACAGGACCGTCGACAGTGAACTCCCCGCCACTCTGCGTGTGCAGGACCGTCAGGTCGTAGCAGGCATTGAACGCGGCCACGATGTACCCGGCGTCCCACGCGGATCGCACCTCGCCGACAAGCGATGCGACAACCTTCTCGTGCGGCATGCCGTTCCGTGCCTGATCGGTCGTGATGCCGTGAACCGCGGTGGCCTGGGCGGGGATCTCGATACCAGGGTCCGCGAGGAACATGATCCGCTCGACGTCGACACGGCCGACGCAGGCCGTGACGATCCGAGCCTCATGCGGATTCACCGACGTGGTTTCCAGATCGAGGTAGGCAAGCGGCATATCAGTCCAGAGCGTCATTCCTGCTCACCCCCGAACAGATCCGCGACCTCATCCGAACGATCGACATCTGCGTCAGGCTCAGGCGCCGGCTCCGGCGCCGGCGGCTCGTCCTCACCAACCAGCTCCGCAGCAGTCACGCGCTGCGGTGGGAACTCCTCGTCGCGGGTGACCTCGCCACGCTGCAGCGACTTGAACGTCACACCGATCTGCGCGACGTCATGCTCGGTCCACTTCTCAGTGGGCCGTCCGACTTTCTGCTCGAGCTGGTCCTGCGAGATCCCCAGCGCGCCGAATAGGCGCACCGCGTCCGCGATGCGCGTCGACAGCGGCTTACCGCCGCCATCCTTGAGCGTCTGCGAACACAGGTCCTTCGCCTCCTCGGTGAACCATGTCGGCAGTACCGCGAAGATCGCCTCACGGACGCGGCGAGCACCGTTGTTGGCGTTGTTCTCGTATACATCCCGCATATCGGTCAGCTTCTTGACGCCGTCCTTCGTGTCCCGCTTGTGCGGGACGATGAAGATCTGCGCCGACCTGGTGTTCGTCTGCACATCCCACGCGTAGGCCTGCATCTCACTCAGCCCTGCGTCGTCGTCGCGACGCAGCTCGGCGATGCCGTACTGGATGTTTCCCCAGCAGCGGGCGAGTTCGCGGGCGAGGTGGATCGATGGGCCGGTTACCGCTCCCCCGGCGCGCGGAAAGCGGAAGAACGCGCGCTCCGCCAGACCGCGCTGGGAGCAGGACTCGCGCATGGCGGCCACGGCCTGATGGACGTTGCGGGGGCACTGCTGGGCCACGACGATGGCGGCCTGGACCTCGGCGACCGCGCGTGCCTGTTCGATGGCGGTTGCCTGGCCGACGAACTCGGCGCGGGGTGCCGGCACGGGCGTTGGGTGGTCGATGTCGATGCGTTGTGTCACGCTGCGATCTCCTCTTCGAAGCTGCGCTCGTACCAGACGGGCGGTGGGGTGAGGGCGACGTCGTCGGCGTAGCCGGGCCAGACGTCGGTGCGGGTGCACTGCTCGTAGATGTCGAGGGCCTGCCGGTTCAGGTAGTCCCCGATGCGGCGGAACGTCTCGTCGAGCTGGATCACCGACACCACGTATGGCGGTGTCTTCTCCTGGACGACGAACACGAACTGCGGGTCGGTGCCGAGTCGTAGTGCGCGCGCGGCGTCGAGGTACCAGGCGTGTTGCTGGTGGTAGCCGTGGTCGATGGCGGCGCGGGCGAACTCGCTCGGTTCGGCGCTGCGAGCGGTCTTGTAGTCGGCGATGATCAGGCGACGGCCGTCGCGTGGGTTGACGATCCAGTCGAAGCGGACCCGACGCCAGATGCCGGTCTTCTCGTCCTGCCAGAAGCCGGACTGCTCGGCCTTGCCGGCGCCGGGCCGGAACAGGCGCCCGGCGACCGGATGCGCGCGCAGCTCGGCAGCCATGTCGTGGACGACTTGGTAGTCATCGGGCTTGAGCGGCACCGCGCCGTTGGCGCGTGCTTCGGCGACGAAGGCCTTGGCGTCCTTCGTGCTGACTGCTCCGTTGGTGGCGAGCAGCGTATCGGGGATCTCGCGCAGTTCCGGACCCTCGCCGAGGACGAGCTGGTGTGCGGCGTGCCCGAAGTCGAAGGTCTTCTTCGGAGGCTGGGGGTGGTCGCGCTCGTACTTGAACAGGGCTGGGCAGGACGGGGCGAGCAGTTTGCGTGCGCCTGTGGAGGACAGAGAGCCGGCGGGTACAGGGTCGGCGTGGTAGGCGTCGGACTGCAGTCCGTCGTAGAGGCCCGGCTTGACGATGGTCAGGGTGGCGGTCACGAGGCCAGCACCTCCAGCTCGCCGAGCTTGGCGACTACGAAGTCGATGGCATCGCCGTGTGTGGCGAACGTGTCGAGCAGGAAGTCGTTGACACCGACGGTGGTGGTGAAGACAGCGTGAACTGCCCAATGGTCTCCGGCGGGCGCAGGATTGGGGATGTGGTTGACGTGGCGGATTCGGTACTTGCCGCCGAGCTGGTCGAGGCGTGCGATCACGTTGGGCTGTAGCGTCATCGGGTGACTTCCTCTCGGTCGGCATCGGCGAGAAGTTCGGAGTGGTGCTCGCGGTCGCCGCGGTAGCTGTAGGTGTCGTCGTCTTCCGGCTGCCCGCAGAAGGGTTCGTGCTGGGGCCATCCGGGTGCCGGTCCGGCGCAGGTGCAGTTACGACGCATCGCGGACCGCCGTGGTGGCTTCGTGGTTGGGGCTGGCGGCGCGGAAGATGCTGTGCGCCATGTCCAGTGCCTCGCGGAGGGTTTCGCCGTCGGCGCGAATGACGCGGATGTCGCCGTGCACCTCGGTGAGGCCGTGGCTGAAGCGGTCGTCGACGTGGATGGTGACGCTCCATGCGCTGGTGGCGGCGAAGTACATGGCGTTGACGACGTGGAGGCCGAAGAAGTTGACGAGGTCTCCGATGGTGGTGGCGAGGTCGTCGCTGTTAGTCTTGGTCTGCATCTGCTTTTCCTTCCGGTTGGTGGGTGCTGGGCCGCCTCGTTGCACCGGGGCGGTCCTTTTTTGTGCGCTCATGCCGGCACTCGGTGTTCGGAGTTAACAGCGCTTTCCATCGTGGGCACGAGAACGGACTCATGTGCGGTGAAAAGGTCCTCCCATGGCACATCGAGGCGGGCCGCGATAGCTACGGCGAGGTCTTCGCTGATGTTGGTCAGACGCCCCGCTTCGATCTGCCAGATTGTGGCCTGGGTGCGACGGACCAGGTAGGCGAGCTCACGCTGCGTGTAGTGCCTCTGCTTACGCCAGCGTCGGATCTGACCTGGGTCTTTCACTTTCATCCAGACTTCCCTCCGGATCTTCGGTGGCCTTGCTCGTCCCATCCTGCCCTCCACTCTTCGCTGTGACAAGTGGATTTAACATCGCACATCACCTACTTGTCAACACGACAAGTGCAAGCTGCATGCATCGTGCTGCAATGATGAATCCACTACTTGTCACGAAATTCGCTGCGCGTTCTGGTACGAGCAGATGACCGGAGGGGACTGTCTAGGTCGTGAAGAAACCACAGTCGTTAAACGAGCTGATAGACCTGGCGGTCGAGCGACATGATGGGGCCAGCGGTCGCGAGCTCGAGGACATCGCACGCAGGGGCGGCCACAAGATCGTGCACACCACGATCAACCAGATCCGCAATGGGACCTACAAGTCGAATCCATCACTACGCACCCTCCGCGCGCTGGCATGGCTTGCCGGCGTACCGGAACGGGTGGCGCTGGAAGCAGCGGGACGCAAGCCGAAGGGCCGCCCGTTCGCCGATGACCTTCCACCAGGGGTTGATGAGTTGGGCCTTGACGAACGGCGGGTAGCAATTGCGCTCTTACGGACATTGGTGGCCCAGCAGCAGCGCATCGATCAACTGGAGGAGCAGGGCAAGGCTGAGGACTTGGATTCGCCGGATCAAGGCTTCAACGTTGTCGAGCTCCGCAGGGAGGAGGAAGACGACGCGGCTGTTTCAACGAGCAAACCATCTACTGTCTACGAAGAAGGTAGGAAGAATGAGACCCAGGAGCCCCTCGCCTCTCGCGCATACGTGACGAGGGAGCGTCGGCGACGACAGGTCGAGACGGAACCTGGTGAACATCCCGATCCTGACGGCCCCGAGAACGGGGCATAGATGAACCTGCATCCGGTGAGTGACTTTGGTCTGGGCATCGACCAATCCAAGTCTCGATACAGCCTCTCGTACCTGTACTCCCTGTGCGCCCATGCAGGCTGCGCAGTGAAGGCCACCGAACAGGACTCCGACGTGCATGCAATCGATGCGACCGTCGAGTTCGAGGAAGCAGACGTGCGCGTGCAACTCAAGTGCACCGAGAGCCCCAAGTCCACAAAGTCAGGATTCACTGTGTCCCTTGAGGACTCGTGGATAAGGAAGTGGCAGCGCTGCCACATTCCGGTCTACGTAGTCCTCGTCGTAGTCCCGAAGTTGCGAAGTGGATGGGTGGACTACCGGACGCAAGACACCGTCCACAACACTCACGCATACTGGGAGCGATTCGACAAAACCTCCACCGCGAAGTCGATTCATATCCCCATCGGCAATCGATTTCAGTCCGCCACCCTGGAGAAGTGGCATGCTGACCTGTCGAGCGAGTTTGGTGCCTTCGGAGAGGAGGTTGCGTCATGACGGAAACGAGTTCACTCGTCGACCACGCCAAGGCATGGATGCGCCTCCATGGATGGCGCCAGGTGTCCGAAGGATCCGCGGGGTGGATGTGGCAGCTCGATGATTCTAGCGAAGGCGATAGCCGTCGGCTCGCGCTCGTGCGCACGCTAGAGGATGACGAGACCGCCTACTCAGGTGTTGTGCGACGCCTCGCAGAGGCGCATCAACAGGCCGAGTCCGCGATCGATCGTGCGCTTCGTCTGTGGGATACCGACGTCACTGTCCTTCGGGCTGCGAACGATTTCGTTATCGTCGACACCATCCCGCTGAATGCCGGCGCAGCGATGCTGGAATCCGCTCGTCTGATGTTTCGAAGCGCAGCCACAGCCGCCGTTAAGCTCCGATCAGAGATCGCAGGCTCGTACTCCAGAATCGGTGACGCTGTTGCCGAGAGTGTCCGCATGGGTCATACGGAACGTGGCTCGTACATGATCCCGGTGTATGTGCGGCTGAGCGAACCCGAACAACCCAGCGACTTCGAAGGCCCCTTCGAGGGGATGGAGCTCCAGACTCTCGGTCGGCCCGAATCTGCAGAGCGTCGTATGACCCGAACCTTCGCGGAAGCGATGTTGGCGCTACACACGCACGTCCTCACCCCCGAGCCACTGCCTCGTGGCGACCAGGTGATGGAGTTGGTATCTGCTGGTGTCACGAGGGAGTTTGTGTCAGCAGTGACCCGCGTCCTCGACGACGATGCCGTAAGTGAATTCGAGACCCGCTTCGAGTGGGCCCCAGCATGTTCTCCACCGGCAAGCGCGCCTACTGCTGTCAGCGTGCCGGCCGACGCCAAGAGCAAGCTTGTGGAGACATCCCGGCGACTCAAGAGCGCCTCGAAGCGTGAGTTCAACATCATGACGGGTCCCATCGTGACGGTGACAAAGTTCCCCGATAACCCTGTCGTCTACGCGACTATTCACACCACCCGCCATGGGCGTCTGTGCGCTGTGGAAGCTCGCTTGACCAATACACCGCTCGATCTCGTAACCAAATGGATGACCGACTCTGAGACAGTCCAACTCCAAGGCGTCGTGACGCGGGCTGGGAGCCACCTACGCGTTGATAACCCGGTGGGTTTCGGACCGCTGAGACTGCCTGGATAGTCACTCACCTTCGCGAGTCGGCGTGTCGCGAGTCACCCATGCGTTGACGTGGGGTTTCGTGGTCCCTTTTGGGTGAATTTGGGGGTTAGTGAAAGATTATCCATCGAACTGGTGTTCTAATACCGCCATGGTGAAGTCATCGAAATGGCATCCATGGCGGTACATCCGGGACCATCACCCCCACTTGCGGGTGCACTTCGTCGACCCCGCCGAAGGATCAGCCGGCCACGTCACCCGACGCGGCATCGAGATCGACAAGACCTGCAATCAGGCCGAGCGCCGAAGCACCCTCACCCACGAGCTCACACACTACGAGCGCGGCCCAGTGCCCGATCATCCGTACTTCGGGCCGCGGGAGGAGCGCGTCGTCGAGCGCCTCACGGCGCGTCAGCTGATCGAACTCGATCACCTCGTCGACGCGTTGCTGTGGACGCGTGGACGCGTCAACGACGACACCGCCGAGGAACTCTGGGTCGACCTGGAGGTGCTCGAGACCCGCATCCAGCACCTCACGCCCCGCGAACGCGACTACGTCGAGCGGGAGATCACGCGGCGTCAGCCCTGACGCCGCACCAACCGGAAGGAGAACCATGGTCAGACCCTCGCTGCCCATCGGGGCGCACGGGAACATCAAACGCACCCAGCTGCCCGACGGGCGCTGGCGCGCCTCGTGCCGCGTCCGCGACGCAGACGGCGTCACCCGCAAGATCTACCGCGTCACCCCCCTCGGCGCGAAGGACAAGACCGGCGCCGTGGCCGAACGGATCCTGCTCGAGGCACTGACCGATCGCACCACACCGCAGGACGGCGACATCACCGCCACGACGAAGGTGCACGTGCTGTGGGCCGAGTACCGCCGCCAGCTCGAAGCCGGCGGCCGCTCCCCCGCCACCCTGCAGGACTACGACCGCCTGGCGGCTCGGATCGTCGCGGGCCTGGGCAACCAGACCATCCGGGAGGCGACCACCCAGCGGATCGACCGGTTCGTGCGGGAGATGGCCGACCGGCACGGCGTGCCCACGGCCAGGAAGGTGCGCACCATCCTGTCGGGCATGTTCAAGGTGGCTGTCCGCTTCGGCGCGATCCAGGCCAACCCGGTGCGCGAGGTGTCGGACCTGGCGACCAAGCGGAAGGCGAAGGCGACGGCCAAGGCCATGGACGCGCAGACGCTGAACCAGGTGCTCCACGATGTGCGTCACTCGACGGCGCCGTGTCCGGTGGTGTTGTCCGAGCAGCAGAAGCGCAAGGGGCTGCGGACCACGTCGCGGGAAGGGCAGATTCCGACGGTGGCGCAGTACTGCGCAGCGTCAGACCTGGCCGACGTGATCACCTTGTTCGCCGCGACCGGGTGCCGCATCGGCGAGTTGCTCGGCATCCGGTGGAAGGATGTGGACCTCGAGGCGCGGACGGTGCGGATCTGCGGGAAGGTGGTGCGTGTGATCGGCGTGGGGCTGGTGCGTGAGGACACGACGAAGACGTCGGCCGGCATGCGGACGTTGCCGTTGCCGGGGTTCGCGGTGGAGATGCTGCGCGCGCGGCCGCAACGCGGGTTGATGGTGTTCCCGTCGGCGGTGGACACGTTGCGCGATCCGGACACGGTGTCGCGGCAGTGGCGGCAGGTGCGCGTAGCCCTGGAGCTCGACTGGGTGACCAGTCACACGTTCCGCAAGACTGTGGCCACGATCATCGACGAGGAAGGGTTGTCGGCGCGGCAGGCTGCGGACCATCTGGGGCACGCTCAGGTGTCGATGACGCAGGATGTGTACTTCGGACGCGGCCGGCAGCATGCTGTGGTGGCGGATGCTCTGGACGCGGTGGTTGCCGGGTCAAAGCGGAACGTTTCCGGTACATCGACAATAAAAAAGGCCAGGCCAGACGCTTCGTAG